ACATTTCTTCTTGTTCATCAACATATGTTTCACTACCTAATGAAGCAATATACATAGCATCACTAAACTCGTTAAATGCTTGTGGACCTGTTTCCGCTATAGTAGAAAATACTACACTCAATTGGTCTCCAAAACGTTTAAAAACATCTTGAGTTGACCAACCTAATTTTTGGAATTGTTTAATTATATTGAGTAGAGGCATAACTTTACCTGATGTATCTACTACTTCTACTCCAACATTAGCTAATTCTTTACCTAAACCTTGTGTAGGATCCAATGTAGATGATAATATACTTTGTAAGGCAAATATTGCTCTCATTCCTTCTATACCTTTTGTGGATAAAACTCCTAATACTGTACCTATATCTTTAAATCCCCAACCCATTGATGCAGCTAAAGGCATCAATGTTCTAAAAGCCATACCCATTTCATTTAAACCAATTGCTCCTTTATCAGACATAACTGCTAAATAATTTGCCGCTTGTGAAGCAGTTAATCCTTGTTTACTAAAAATCATCATTGAGCGTGCTATTGAATCTGCAGAAGTAGATAAATCTGTTCCTGTTGCAGCAGCTAATTTAGTAGCCCATGCAACTTCTTCTTCCGTTTGAGTTACGTTACGAGATCTATCAGCAATTAATGCCATTGCCTTTGCAACATCAATTGCACTAAATAAAGAAGTCTTACCAATATCTATAGCTGTTTGCTTAAATTTTTCATATTCTTTTCCTGTACGTTCGGCGCCGTCTGCTGCTTGTCGCCATGCTCTATCAATAGATTCACCAAAACGAGATGACTCTATAATTGCCCCTGTTAATATTCCTGTTAATCCTAGTGTAGCTTTTTTAATTATATCAAATGCAGTGTTTACTATATTAGCAGAGACACTCATAGCAGCAGTAAAACCGGCTTTAACGTCGCCGCCTAATGCTCTCATAGAGTTGGCTAAAATAGAACAAGCACTCTGAGACTTATTCATTGAAGATCCAAACTGCTCTACAGAATTAGCTGCATTCTTAATTCCTGTTTGAAATTGAGAAGCCTCCAATCTTAACACAACTGCTAGTTCTTTTAAAGTCATAGTTTTTCTACCTTACATCCAATCCGTTGCATAATTTTTGTAAAGGTTTCTGGATCCATATCTTTAACTTCTTCTGTTGTAGAAGATTTAAACTGTGGTTTCTTACCTGCAAAGGCACAATTAATAATATAGCATTCAACGTTCCACTCTAATATCTTTCTTTCATTAATTTTTTTAATTAACTCGTTTATTTCCTCTAAAGAGAGTGTTTGGATATAGTCTATCGTCCATCCGTACTCATTTGCTAAAATATCTATTGATCCAAACCAATCATAATCCATTATACCTTTCTCCCCATAGCCATAAATATAATCTCGTACACTTTATCTATCTCTACAATTTCAAAAACTTTTTCAATAGTGAGAGAGGAGTCAGAACGTTTAAGAATCTCATACATAATTTTTGCCATCTGATCTAAGAAGGTTTCATCAATTATATCTTTACCTTTTAGTTCATCCAATTTTTTTAGTTCTGGAATAATTCTTTTGATTTCCAGCAATGAGAGTGGTTTAACAATATACTCCTTGCCATCAGCTAATATAACTTTCCTCAATTGTTCAGTCACTCTATCTTCCATAGCATTTCTCCTTGGGTTTTTTGGATAAAGGTGAGACAGTTTAGGTTACATTTTTATAAATCGTTTACCCAGTTAACGATTTTCCTTACCGCCTCACCTTTAATTATTTTTTATTATGCTGGGTTAGCTGCTCTCCTAATTACCATTGTTGAAACTACGAACGCATCTTGTGCCTGTCTAACTTCGTAAGAAATAACTTTGCAGTTATCTATTGAACCTGCTAAACCGCCTCCTTCTGCTCCAGTTGACAAAGTTAAAGTAACATAAGAGTTATCTAATTCTGCTGGGTCCACATCAAACTTTGCAGACTCAACAGTAATTTCTACTGCCTTAGCTCCTAACTCTATCCATACTGGAAGTCTATAATCGCCTGCTCTAAATTCTACTGGACCTCCATCTATACGCATAGTAATACCTGTACAAGAAGCTATAGCTGCTCCCGAACCAATTGCAATTTTACCTACTGAAAATTTGTAATCCATGTTCATACCTCCTTATAATTTTCTTTTACTTTTAAGCTCCAATTGCTAATATAAAAATCTTTACACTCGTAAGTCCTACTTCTGTAATTGTCACGACGTTTGTTAATTCTGTTGCGGTAATAGCTAATCCTGTAGTTGCATTAAAACAAGCAACAGTATCTATAGAAGTTAATTCTATAATAGGTACAGTATCGCCAGTTGTAACAGTTGCTTCTACTAATACTGCTTTCTTTAATGCTGTTACTGTTTGAGACTGAATCACTTTTCCATTTACGTAAGTTCTAACACCCATTTTAGTTCCTCCTTTTAAGATTCATTTGTAAATGCGTCGAAGATAAGTACACCCACCCAATATTCTTCTGATTCGTCGTAGCGAAGAGAGCAGTCGGTTTTGACTATTTGATTTACTTTTAAACCGCTCTCGTTTAGGCTTTCTCCTTTTCTGTTTAGTAAGTCTATAATTTTGTCGCAAATTTCTCTACATATTTTATAAGGTTCGGTAACTTCTTTTTGCTTAATCCAGACAGTAATAAAGATAGTTGGATTAACGATGGTAACGATCGAGTCAGATTTTCCATCGCTTTTGCGGAGCGTAATTTGTTTTGCCACGCGCGCGTAGGGCATCTCTTGGACAGCAATATTTGTTCCAACGTGCCCAGCAATGGTTGGGTCGTTTAAGAGAACAGTTCTAATTTTTTTAAGGATGTCGTATAGCATTATTATTTTTCCCAAATTTGCTGTGACAAGAAGCACAATTAGTAACTAGATTTTCAGGATTATTATTTTTTCTGTTATGATCTTTATGGTGAACGTTAATAATTTTTGGTTGTTCTTTATTACAAATTTGGCATGTATAATTATCTCTTTTAAGAATAAAAGGACGAATCCTATAATATTCTAACGGATAATCATTATTATCTCTCCAAAAATGAATTCCATCTCCACCGTGAGATAAACTTAACTTTCTTTTACATTCATCAGTAGTTATGTGACCTTTTAATGCTAGACTAACTTTCTTTTTATGTTCTTCTGTAAGATGAAATCCTCTAAGTTTAGGATTTCCTATACGTGCTATACTTAGTTTACGTTTAGACTCTTCTGAAAGTTTTCTTCCTTGACTTGCTAAACCTATTATTCGTTTATCTTCTTCAGTATGCTTATAACCTCTACATTTTAAACTAATTTTTTGTCTGGTTTCGTCTGAAACATATTGTCCTCTATTAGCTAAACTTAGTTTATGTTTGGTTTCGTCCGTTTGTATATGACTATACATTCTATTAGTTAAACTTAACTTACGTTTAGTTTCTTCGGAATGATGTTTTCCGGTCATACCAATAGACTTTCTTATTAAATTGACTTTTTGTTTATGTTCTTCTGATTGTTTATAACCAATATAAGGCATATTATATTATGATAACACCTTTTTTAACACTTCTACTAATTTTCCTAGATTATTAATAAAAGCTGGGAGTAGAAAAGGTTTAGGACGCATTCCACGTACTTCCCTAGCAAAAACTGCTCTATTTTCCAATTGAGCTTGTTTCCAACCTGCAGCAGTTGTTGGCCTAGCACCTGTAGAAACCCACGCAAGTACTTTCTTATTCTTAGGTCGTATCGGTGTTTTGCTCGGCCCGTACACACCAGTTCCTAGTTCAACATATGGAGCATATAAAACATTACTACCAACTCTTCCTTCTACTTCTGTTTTGGTTGCTTTTGTTATTTCGTGCGTTATACTCGATTGTAGGTGTCCAGTTTTCACAGGACAAGTTGTTCGGGCAGTATCTGCTACCATGGATAAAAATTGTGAGAGACCAAATTTAAGTCTTTGAGGAGCCTCTTCTCCAACTTTCTTGAAGTCCTCTTGGAGTTCTTTTAAGTTTGGTGCTTCTATTGTAATTATATTTGGCATAATTTATCTCTTTTTAATTTTAAATCTTTTAAGTAGTTTCTCCAAGGAGTATTTTCTATATAATATTCTTCATAATTTGTAGGTATATTATTAATTATTTTATATCTTACTTCTTTATATTTTTTTCGTAGATCTCGAATAGTTTTATTGAATGGGCCACTTCCTGCGTCTAAATTATAAAAGGTAATTTTATTTTTATATTTTTCAGGTAATTTTTGTAAAACTGATTTGAATGCGTTAATATACCTAGACACGTTTAAATAGACTATAATATGTTCATATTTTAAAATATTGAATATGTATAGTAAATCTTTTTCTAAATAATTAACTAATTTTTCTTTTTCTTCATCTGAGAACGGTGAAAATGTAGGATTTATATTATAACCTTTAACTCTGTCCATTTCATTTTCGAATACAATGCAACCTCTATCTTTATTATCTAATTTCAATGTTATACAATCTATAGCAGCAAAATCAACGTCTTTTGTATAGCGTTCTGGAAAATATAAACTTATTATTTGCCAAAGTTTAGAATAAAAATAATTACCTTGTTCTGCTGTAGGAGTACAAGGCAATATAATTAGGTATTTTTTAAAGAGATTTTGTTTGGGAGTCCATACTAATTTTTCTATACTAGGATCTTCAATAATTGTTTTGCCATCAATTAGTTCATTATATTTCTTTAAAAATGTACCACCTTTATCTACTAATAATCTTTTTTTACTAGTACTTGTATTAAATGATTTTCTATTGATAGTTATATCTGAGATACCAAATAATATATCATTTCTTTTATATCCTTTTCTTAGACATTTTTTAATTAAATATAATTTACTAGTATATTTTGTTTCAGAAACTGAATTCATAATTATATTTCTTATATTAGCAGATATATTCATATTTATTTTACTTCTTTAGTTTTAGGTTGTTTTTTTGAATAATTTTCTTTTAACTTATCTACTGATACTTTAATTCTTTGAGTTTCTTGGTTTATCCAACTATCAAGTAATTTATCATCTTTACAATATTCACTTGCAAAACTTATTACCCCTTCATTTATATCATAATAATTATTTAACTCTTCTAAACTGTCAACTATATCAGGAGCATCAGCTACCATGGATAGAAATTGTGAAACTCCTAACATTATTCGACGAGGAACTTCATCTCCAACTTTCTGGAAGTCGCCTAATAGTTCTTTTAAGTTTGGACATTCAATTGAAATTATATTATTTGCCATATTTTACCAACCTGAACCATAAACCGCTACAGATGCTCCTCTAACTCTAAATTCATAATTTCCTTTTGGATCTGTTTTTATTTTTTCATTTACTATTGATACGTCATAAGTTATACCATCATCATCTGTAAATGATCTTGTATCAGCACTAATACGTATAGGAGCTTTATTTTCTCCCGTATTAGTAGGTGAAAAACTAACTGCTTGTTGTCTCTTTAATCCTTTACCAGCTAAAAATTTATCTTCTTTTTTAACTCTATCAGCGAATTCTGACACTCTAGTTTGTTCTGTTGTCAACCATGCACTATATTCTTTTTCATTTGAAGTTAACTCCGAAGCAAAAGAAGTCACATTTTCGGCTACTTCACTATTAATTTCGTCACCACTTTCGTAAGCTTCTGTTAAATATTGATCTTGGCTTTCACTAGCAGCTGTTAATATTTTTTTATTTGATATTCCTTTTATTTCTTCAGCTGCTCCTACATCATCAGCATTATTTATTAAAGCATCCCACGCTTCAGATGTTCGGGATGCTTCTTCTTCAGATAATTTTGTATGCGTTATTAAATTTTCATGAGGCATACTATCCCCTCTTGCTGTACCCTTAGATGTAGTTGCTACGGAATTACTTCTACCTTTTGGTGTTCCTGTTGGTTTAGATTCAGTCTTTGGTTCTTCTTTTTGTCCTCGTCCGCGTGAATCCCAAGCTCTTGTAGCTCCTTCTGAGGTACCGTATTTAAGGATGTCATATTCTTCTTGGAGTTCTTTAATTTTTTCTATTATTGAATTTAACTTGTTTCTATTCATCATTTGAACCTCCTATTATTCTAATTCCCGTAAATCCACTTGGTAATGATGCGATCTGTTTGAAGCATCTGCTACAAATAAAACATCATACCATTTATCATTTTTATCTAAAACTTTATCCCCATTATGAATATTTGCTGTAACGAGACAATATAATCGGTGAGTAGATGACTCCAAAATTCCACTTTCTACACGTGCTGTGTTTCCACTTTTTGGCTGAATCGTTCCTTTGATCGTTCCTACTAGTGACCAAGTGTCAGAAGCGTCACCGTAGTCGTTTTTAGCTCCGGCTGTTCTTCTATAGACGCGTTCATCATCTGTGAGGTAATTTTCTAGACTCATTATAATGCTCTACATTCAAATTTTGTCTTTTTTATCTGATCCACTAACTTATCTATTAAATCTGATATTTTTACTTCTGCATTCCCTACTGCAAAGTTAACGGAATAATCACCTATACGCTCACTTGATATTGTACCGTCTACTTGATCCAGATAAATTTGATATTTTTGAGCTGTTAATAGTGTGGCTAAAAGTTCTACAATTTTAGGTACTACTGTATAACCATATTTATAAGTTATCCTTATATTTTGAACACCTTCTTCAAATGCATCTATATCAGTTAGACCTGATAAATCTGGTGTTAACTTTATAATACCATTCTTTGTATAGAGTCTATAATAGGTGGAAGCTAGTTCTAGCCATACTTCGGTAGGTTGATACTGATAAAGGTATTCTATTTTAGTAATGGCTGTAATAGGATATTCATCTAAAATTAGTTCGTCACTACCCGTACCATCATACCTTTTATTCGTAACTGTTATTTCACGAAAAACTTTTTGTGTACGTTCTTCCAATTCTTCCTCAGCCCATTCTAGCCATTCATCTTGTATGACAGATTCTTCTACCCCCAGGAGGTACGCTACCTTAGTTTTTGTTGTATAATAGTACATCTATATCTCCATATTTATATTTAGTAGTACAATTTTAGGTATTCTCTCCTAAAATAAAAACACTATAGATTGTTTATAATTTACTAGTTTTTAATTATTTTTGTTTGTAAACTTTATCAATAAAAAAGGGAGTAGAAATGTTTAAAGTTCCTACTCCCTTTATGTAATCTAATTTAACGACTAAGATTAGACGTTAAAGTGTATTACGCAAACTGCTTCAGATGCCCCAGCCATACCTGCATTGTACGCCTGATGTCTCACCGTGAAATCAATACGTTCACTTATAACGAAACGAATCTTGTCATGCTCTTCAAGTTCTTTCTTTACGATTTTGATTTTCCTACGATCTCCTACAAGAGCTTCATCCTTAGGAAGTAATATGCCTGTACCTAACGTACCTTTCATTGCAGCTATATTATACTCTATATAAGAAGATTCATAAGTATCAATTCCGTAAATCCTATTAGATGCTCCTGGTTCTACAATCGCTGCTGTCTGATTAATAACATTATCATTACTCTTCTCTAACACTATTCTACGGCTTCTACGAAGCTCTTCTGCTATAGTAGTATCAAGGAAAAGAACTAAGTTCTTCCTATTCCTACCATATTTTCCTAACTTCTTAATAGCCTGAGAAACAGTCTCTTCAATGCCTTTAATCATGCCATCAGTTTCGGAAATAGTTCCGTCCTGAACTAACGTTGCATCATTGGCCCAACGTACTAATCCTTTGAACATTGATCTAGGACTATCCGCGTCCAAAGCTGCTTCGCCAGGGTTACCTGACAACATAGCCAACTCTTCTGCTTCCGCGAAAGCTTCACCAAAAGATTCAAGTAACAAATCTACAACATCTACCGCGGCATCTTCAATATCGTCATTATCGACGTTAGCATAAGCCATCAACTTTTTAGCTTCCAATCTAACGGCGTGAAGTCTAGGACCAACCTGATTAGCCTTTCCAGAAACATCGACCTGTGTAGGAACATAATAAACGCCCTTACCAGGAGTATCTCTTCCAGAAGTCAATACAGGAATATCCAAAGTTTTCTTGCTCATTATGATCGTTCTAAATAACTGACGACAATAGTTAATCTCGCTAATGTAACGAACTATCTCATCCGCCAATGGTTTAGGTAAATAACCTTGACCACTCGGATCATCCAATTTAAAATCTCCTGCTGTACTTAATGCTTTTTTAATATCTGACATTGTAATTCCTCCTCCTCCTTAAAATTTTAATTTACTTTAACTTCTATGGGTTTTTACTTATTTGTAATATTAAGCATGTACGACACAAACTACATCCGGATCTGCTCCTGTACGATAATGATCACCTGTAGTTAATCCGCCTACTTTTGCTGCAGCGTTATTAGCATAAACTGCTAACGCTCCTAATAGAGTATCCAATCTTGTTTTCTGTGCTGCCGGTGTGCCTGTTATAATTACGTCTGCCATTTTAATTCTCCTTTTTACTTACTTGTTATTACTGCTAAAAGTCCTTTTCTAATTACTTCTCTTTTTGCTGTTTCTGGTAAAGTATCAAATTTCTTCTCATCACATAATACACTTAAATTCTCTGAATCCTCTGTATTATCTTTATCTTCTAAATCCATCTTTATAAGTGTTCCTTTTCGTGATGGTACTAATCTAATTTTACCTAACTTCTCATCTAAGCATTTCTTAATTAAGACTTCAACTTTTGTTTCGTCAAAGTTTACTTTCTTAATTAATTCTTCTGCTTCAACTTTGGTTAGCATATTAGACAAGTCTACTGATTTTTTAACTATCTCTTCTAAACCAGTTAAATCCAAAGATTTTATTTCCGCTGCAGGAACTTCTTTAGGTACTACTGAAACTTTAGACTGAATATCTTTTACTGCTGCTAATACTTCTGCTAATGATACCTTAATTTCTTCTATTTCTTTAGTTACATCTGAATAATAAAAATCTTCTGTTTGAGCTCCTTGATTTCCTTCATCCACCTTAGTTGTTTCAGGCATAGTTTTAGGTGTTTTCTTTCCTGCTATATCATAATAAAATTCACCTACCACTGCTCCAGCTACAAATTTTTCTTTCTTTTCTACCATATCCTTAATTTCATCTTTTGTCAGTTCAGTCTTTACTTCAGGTGTAATTGATTTTTCCACTACTGGTTCAGTTGATTTTTCAACCTTCAGTTCGGGTGGATTTGTCTCGTCTTGTTTTGAGTCTGCCATCTGATTTGCACCTCCTCCTACTATGTTTTGTAATTTTTCTTTACGTTCATAAGCTTTTTGTATGCTCTGTACTATTGATTTTGATGCTGAAAAAGTTGCTTGAGGATTAGCTGGTAAACCTACAATTGAAACTTCAAATAAATCCATACCTGTAATTAGATTGAATTCTTTTCCTGATGTTTTATCCATTTCTTTTTTGGAAGTCTTTACTTTACCTCCAATAGAAAATTTACTTAAAATTCCTTCTTGTATTAACTGCCAAATATCTGGTTTGGTTTTACTGACCATTACTTCTACCCAAAGACCGTTATCATCAACGCCAGCATCTAAAACTTTACCGATGGGTGGTTGGTCGTGTTTATGTTCATAAAAAACAGCGGAATTAGTTTTTAAGTCTTCCGCGGCTGCTTTCATTGCTGAAAAAGTAATTACGTCACCTTGTCTATCTAAATCGTTTGTAGCAGCATAACCACGTATAATCCATTCATCAGTTTTAGCTGATTTAGAAATATCCTGAGTAACAAATCTAAACTCTAGTCCCGAATAGTTGAATTTTTGAGTCATATGATTAGCTCCATAAATAAAAACACTTATTATATAGAATTGTTTACTTAATCTTTCTTCTACGTATTACTACTCTAATTTTCTTCTTTGGTTTTTCTGTTATTAATTGTGTTGGATTTTTTATTTCTTCTGACATTATTGGGACTGTTTCCATCTTCTGAAGTTCTGGAGGTAGTTTACTCCAAAATACTACATGAGTAGAATGAGTGGTTGGATCGTTATAGAGAACAAATTCTGGTTTTTTATTCTCATCATATTGTATACCTACATACTCTCCTATTTTATTAGCAGTTACATAGTCCCTTATTTTTTGTTCATGTTCAGTACTTATTTTTCCTGAAGAAGATGATTCGTTTTGACCTCTACCTCGCGAATCCCAAGTTCTTGTAGCTCCTTCTGAGGTACCGTATTTGCGTATTACAATTCTTTTGTGTTTAAACTTTCCGGCCTCTCTTGCTTGACTTATAAGAATAGCTTGGTGCATTTTTTCTGCTTGTTCTTTAGTTGGAAAGCATTTGATTACTGAACCAATAGGTTTATCAGTAGGACTCTTTGGAGGATGGCCATGAAGGACACACCATTTAGAACCTATCTTTCTTACCATCTTTATCATATCATCTAGATTATTATAGATTGGTTTTTCAGAGATAAAGTATTCCTTGTGAGTTGATTTTGGTTCTGCTTTTTCTATATATTTTTTATATACTTCTTTCCACATATTATTCCTTAATTGCTTCTAATACGTAAATAAGCCAAACTCTTTTGATATCATTTGTATAAAAAACTTTCTTTTTATAATTTATAATTTTAAAATAACATCTTATATCGTGAGTCTTTATAAGATAGGGATCTGTAAAATATTCTACAGAAGATTCATCCCAAAAAGATTTATGGTCTGGATGTACCTTAGCACCATACGTACTTGCTTCTGGAACTGCAAATACTAATCTTCCTTTATATTTGAGTACTCGGTATATTTCTTCCATAATAAATTTGGGATCGCTAATATGCTCTAATGAATGCCAAGCTCTTACAATTTCGCAAGATTCATCGTCTAAAGGAATTCCATTTTCTAAATCATGTTTAACATCTACATTTGGATAACCTACTTTATCGACCCCTAAGTAACCTTTTTTCTTTCTTTGTCCACAACCCAAGTCTAATTTGATTGGTTCTTCGTAACTTAACTTCAACCATCCTGCTTTACTCTTGTATGTACTGAAGGCTGGCTTAAGAATACATGAACTTTTTTTGATTTTATATTGTTCTAATTCTTTGCTTAATTCTTCTACACCTTTACAATATTTAAAACGAATAAATGCTATTCCAGCCTGACGTGGAATCTTCATTTTCCATATAAAAGTTTTTCTACTTAAGAGAGGGTCGTCTAAAAGATTGCAATTATCTTTGGCTAATATATCTTGTATTACTAATGTCCCATTTTTAAGTTGGAGAGTATCAATAATGAAGTCTGTTGGTTCATTTATCATATTTATACGTTCAACCAACTTTTTATCATGTATTCTTGTACCGTTTCCTAGATAGATTTCAACGTTTCCATCCTTACGATATATCATTAGCCTGCGCGAATTTAAGTATGGTTCTATAACGAATTTATCAGTATTAAGAGTCTTCTCTTTATATTGGAGAGGCATAAATAGTTCTCTATAATCTATTGTCTTATTGATTTTAATTTCTGGTTTACGTTCCTTTAGAACTAAGTCATATTTGGGTAAATATTCTCCGTGAGCTTCTCCTTTAATTAGGTGAGTATCTAATCCTTCTTTTTGTTTAACTATTTCTTTTATTTTTTCTTCTATGTTTAAGTCTTTAAATTTACAAATCAAGTCTACGTCGCGTGGATTATCTTTATATAGTGCAGAACCAACAACAGACACTATATCTTCAACTAAGGTTATGTCTCCCCAGTCAAGATTTTTAACTATTGTTTTATTTAATTTGGAGGTATCTCTATCTAAACCACTTCTTGCTTTATGATTCATTTTTCGTTGTAACATTTCTGTAACTATAAAGGTGTGAGCTCTTACTACATCCTCCATACTTGTTTCTTGAGATTTTTCTTTTTCGTATTTTCTAAGGCGGTTTAACATTCCATAGAGTTGATGTGTACGAAAGTGTTCAGCTAAAAGTTCTTGATTGGTTAAATTTTGTACTCGTGAAGGTTTTTCCAAGATTGAAGTAACTCCTGGTTTCATTAAGTCGAGGTCTACCTTCTTTACAGTATCTACTACATTACAAAATTTACAGTTCGAGATGTTATCCTGAACTGAAGCGAACGTTCTATGACAATTATTACAAGTAAAAAGATTCATTATTTTATCTAGTTTTATTCCAAATACTTATTTCTTTTATATTGCAAGAGCAACATAACGTTAATAAGTTAGAAGGATCGTTATTCTTTTTGTTGTGGTCGATATGGTGAACTGCTTTTCCATATTTAAAACAGTATTGACAGATATGATTGTCTCTTTTGAGAATAGTAGTTCGAATTCTAAAATATTCTGCTGGATACCTACTAAACTCATAAGGAATACCTGTTCCTCCTCTAGTTAGACTCATTTTTTGTTTTGATTCTTTAGAATGATATTTATTAAACATTGGATGATTTTTACCTTTAACTGCTAAACCTATTTTTTGTTTAGTTTTAGATGAATGATGTTTTCCTTTCATACCACTAGATTTACCTTTGAGAGCTAAACTGATTTTTCTTTTATATTCTTCAGGTAGCTTTTTTCCTAACCAATAACAACCATTATTTGAACTTATTTTTTGTTTAGTTTCTTCAGAGCAAGGTAGACCATAATTCCAGGGAATACATCCCTTTTTAGTTAGACTTATTTTACGTTTGGTTTCTTCGGAATGAGGTATATTATGCATATATTTTTACTTACTTTGTCCTTATTTCGTTTTGATCGCGCTGAACTTTTAAGTTTTCTTTTTCTAGTTCAGCTAAGAACATTTCATCTAAAGCGTCCAATAGATTAATGCCTTTATCTTTACCTGACATAACTATCTTTTTGAGTTTAAGGAGTTTAAAAGCATTAACAGGATAGATTGCAAATTCGTTTACTTTATATTCTATACCTTTTTTCTTTAAAGCCTTTACTGTTCGTAATAGTTTTGAGAACAGAATTCCAGCAACTTTTAAAGTTTGTTCTTTATCGTAAGTCATTGGGATTATATATTGTACCGTTTTAACCATCTAATTCTCCTATTTAGAACCCGTTGCTTTAGTAGCAATAATTTTTAGTGCTTCTTCTATTTTACCTTCGTCAATAAGTTTTATTATATTATCCGCCTTACCTTCAGCAGCTAGTTTTACAAGTTCCATCACATGTATTCCATCAGGATTAGCATAAAGTTCTTCTGTATTTGATAATACACTTGGACCTTGTTGTGACTCTTCATAGCTTTTATATTCTCCTACCACCCAAGTACATCTACAATTTACATGGTAGGGAATTAAGTCCTGAGTATCTTCTACGTTATAAATTGCTCCATTTCTTGCAACACATTCTTCGCACGCTCCTGGATTTGTAGTCCACTTTAAAGTTTTTGCTATTCCACTTTCTTGATAACCATAGACACGTCCGTTATTAAGAGCTCTTTGAATTTCTGTTCTGGCTACAGCAGTAGTATAAGTATCCTTATTCATTTCGTATTCGTAGACTCTTCTTATAATTTTATTGTCTACTACTTTTTCTGGTACTTTTATAGTTACTGGTCCTGCATATATTTCAGCAATTTGTTTGTGTACTTCTTCTGTTGGTGTACCTTCTTTAACTGATGTAGCTATCATTTCTTTAATTCTATCCTGTAAGTCAGAAGATAAAATTTTAGAGAATTCATCGTAGTGCTGGAGATAGTAGTCAGCGATGGGCGTCATATTTATATTCCACGTAAGCAATAAATTTAGGTCAGTATAAGCTCTCTCTACACCTTTTTGAGCTGCTGCAGCTGATAAAGATGCTAATCTTTTAGGAAGGGAACCAATTTTTACAGAAGATATGGCCAATATTTCTTCTGGTGTTAGTCCCTCTAATGCTTTATGGATAGTTTTGTCGAGATTATTGTGTGTAGAAGTTTCCCAATCTTTTAAGTATCTTTTAACTGTATTTTCGAATTTGGATTCTTCTTTGTTTACATTTATAAAACGATTTTTAAAAAGATCTAGAAAAAAAGTTGATATTTCCATTAGACCTTCTTTTCTACTCCGTCTGTAAATTTAACTATGATCCAATCAGGATCTGTTTCTTTGTTCTTCTTTAAATTCTTGTGGGCTATGTAGATTTGTTTGTTAATGGATAATTTAATTCCTTCTTTTCCATTCTTAAAAATACGTGTCCAAGCTACTCCTACTTTTTCTATATTGGCTTTATTATTATCCATCTTTACTCCCTTCTTCTAAATCTGATTCTTTTTTTAGTTGTCTTAAATATTGATAACTTATTCTTGACATTATTTAAAGTATTTATTTAATCTCTCGTGCTCTTCTTTGGACAGTATTCGTAACTTGTCCTTTAACTGCCATATCTCCAAAATCCATATTGCCTCCTTAAAAGAACCACCCCAACCCGGCCCGCGATTTTGTTAGCGCAATCTAAAATGCTTGTTGCCAAGGTTATAATAGCCTCGTGTTCTTTCCGATGATATTCATTCGTGGCCTTGACTTCGGCGTGAAAATCCTTTGCCTGTTCGGTGTGTTTGTTGAGGCTTTCTGCCCATTCACGCTGAATGATGTTCCAGCTATTTTGTTGCCTTTCTACGTTCCCAAACACCCAGCGCAAGACAAACATAAACCCAGCGAACACCACTCCAACAAACCCAAATTCTTTTAATGATTGCCAATCCATAGTTATACCGTCGATATAATAAATATAGTTACCGCTTGACTGGCCACGTTTCCACTTTTTTTACTATTACCCAACTCTTTTAATTGATATCCAAGTCATGTAAGTTCCGCCGAGAATCGTTCCGTTAACGTTATCACACTCAGTCCAAACCTCTAAATAATCAGAAGCCGTCAACTGGACAATATCGGAAGCACTAGAAGGAACTGCCCCTCCAGTTGTCGGGCGTTGAGATCCAAAAAGAATTGTGCCAGAGCTTGTATTTCCATTCTTGCAACAATACCAAAAAAGGTTATTTTCTGTTGAGCAGAAAACAGTGACGTTAACAAGATAAACCCCTGTATTTATAGCTGTAAATCTGCGATTAGTTGTAGAATCAAACTCAGCTAAAGTATCAAAGCTTTCTGCATTAAAAGCTATTTTTTCATAACCGCCACCCGCCGTTATTGTTTGGTTTCCGGACAAATAAGCTCGACAAGTCGTTCCATTAATAACATTATCAAAGTATGTTTTAACAGCCTTTTCTGTAGGTATAGCGTCATCAGAATTTCCTGCTAAAGTACCGTCTGTAGAGAATTCGTTAACGTCTGCACCGCTTGCTAATTTAAGGCCGTTAGAATCTATTAAAGCTCTTTCTGTTCCACCTGTAGTAATCCTTACTTTATCTTCGTCTGCATTTTTTTCTGTTTCTACTTTTGTATCTCCGTCTGCATCTTTTATTTCAGTCTGTTTAATTTCAACAGGAGTAGAACCAAAAACTCTTGCATGCCATGTTCCAGTAAGAGAACCATACAAAGTTAAATCTATTTCTAATGCATTAACACTTTGGTAAGTAATATCGTCAGGAATAATTTCTTTTTCATTATTATCATAAACTACTACTATAGGATAGGTAGAATTAAGATTATGTGTAACTGTTAATTTTCCTGTACTTAAATCTCCATTAGTAAAAGTTTTTAAATAAGTACATGCTCCTACCCAAATAATCCAAGAGGTAGTATAGATATAAACTAAATCTTCATCTTTTATATAACAAACTAATCCTTCTACTGCTTCTACGAAATCCCAAGTTGCTCCATTATAAGTAGCTATAGCATTATTATGTCCTGTCCAATCTCCACTTCCAGTAGCTTTTACTATATATCTATCTCCTTTAGCTGGAGTAAGACCAACTGGAGTAGATAAATCTTTATCTTTTACTGCTTGCTGCCATTCGAAGGATCCTAATTGAGGTACTTTGTAGTTTGACATATTTTTTAATTCCTATTTCTTAATTACTTAATATACTGTTTGGTAGAGATAGAGAAAGTTTTTAGTTTTCTCTACCTCTAATCTTTATATTAAGCTATTTATGCTACCAATATTAAACAACGATAGTCTGAATCATATGTAGCATTAGGTCCTTGATTACCTTGGTTGCCTTGATTACCCTGATCGCC